TCCCAAATGGAAAATTCCTGGGGCCAATATAAGGCTTTCCATTGGGAAGCCCCCTCCCGTACGGTTTGAAGCCGTAGGGGAAAGCGGAGCTAAACTTAGATGGATATCAATAAGTGAAGCTTGGCTTAATGTTATTCTCCAACCCCTAGGCCACGAATTAAGTTCGTTGCTATGTAAAGACCCGGTCTTGCGATCCGGCTTTGCTAGGACTTGGAAGGGTTATGATTTCGCGACAGACCTTCACCGTCAATCGGAATTGACGGAACTTGGCCCGTATTATGCGGTTCAAGGCGACCTAGAAGTCGCTACAGACAATATGACACATAGGTATGTGTGCATTGCCTTAAAAGCATATTTACATGCTGCTGGTAGAGGAACTCAGTTCCTTTACCTGCTCGTTGACCTACTAACATCTCCTAGAGACGTTTATAGGCGAGGAATTTATCAGTTCACGACCTCATCAGGGATTCTGATGGGAGATCCTGGAACGAAAAGTGCCCTTGCCCTAATGACAAGGCTAGCGAGACACATCGCGTACCTCCGGTACAAAGATGAATTTCGACCTACAAGGTTATTAAACCGTCAAATGATTGTAAAGCCAGCCTGGCTGGTCGGCAGATGTGCCGGAGACGATTTCATTGAAATCGGCCCTTTACAATATCTTAGATGGCTGTACAGAGCACATATAATGCTCGGACATAAAATCGGTACCTACATGTATACCCAAAGGGCATGTAGATACTGTGAGGAGACCTTATTCTTTAAGAATAAACACCTCGGACAGAATATCGATATTTGGAAGATTCCTTACAGTGAAACTATCCATGTTGATGCCTTAAAGGTGAGAGTATTCTCACCTTGCGGGAAAGTATGTCCAGGGCCTAATGAGGATTTAAAGAATCCTATTATAGGTAAAGGACAAGCTCTTACGAGAAAATTACCTTGGCTCACACCAAACTGGAGCTTTTTAGCTGATTCACTCAAACTGAGATGGATATCCAGGATGGAAGATTATATGGATCTAAATGACCCTTATTGGTTCATTCCAAACAGATTCGGTGGGACAGAGCTCCCAAACCCATATTCATGGGATGAGATCGTATACCGTATACTACAAGTATGTCCAGAGTACTTCATGTTCACTGGATTGGTAATCGATGGCTCTGCTCCTTACTGGCTAACCAAAGCTTTACAAGCAATGGCGTCAGGCGGAATCTCGAGAGGATCTGAGCTTAATCTTAAACAAAGTGCTCACGAGGGTTACGTGCTCTCTGCTGAAATTTCCGGTCATAGGAAAACTCAGGATGAGATTGCAATACTCCTCGAAATCGAACCCAAAGAATTTAATAATTATTCTAGGGCTCAACGTAGAAATTTGGCTAAAAGAGTCGGGTATATTACCGAATACGATCTTGATAATAGGATCGATAAAGCCTGGATGATTAAATCATCTTTTCAACGAGCCTTTTATGGTGTCGGGAATTACCCTATCATCACTAAAGGGCGTTTGCCCCCATATTATATGTGGGAGCAGTTGCGAGAAATTTCCTTGTCGGAAATGGCCGCAAAGTTGCCTCAAGTCAATTTCCAGACTGAAGCATTAAAGTTCTGTGACTTTCTCAATTCCTATAAAAGGCCTAGAGAAACACAACACTTCTACATAGAAGAGGTTGTATTGTCTCGGAACTTTGGAGCTCTTCGAACTCCTTTACCCGGACACATTAAAGATATTGCATGTGTCAGGGGGTCAACTGCTGACATTATTTAGTCAGTAGCTTGTGCAGCCCCGTATGGAGGCCGTAGCCTAGTTTCTAG